CTCCACCATCGCCACCGCTTTTAAGGCAGCCAGCAACATCGGCGGAAGTTCCTTGCCTCGACGAGCCGCGCGTCGCAGAATACCTGAGCATGCTTTCTTGCTCAAATAAAACCTTTGCGGGACCGATGTGATCTCTAGCACATCCGACAACGAACACACGCCTTCGTCGCTGCGGAACGGCTCTTGGATGCCCGTGTGTTCTGCACCATTGAGCGTCAAGAATTCTGTAGGCGAACCCATACCCCAGTTCCCCCAGCCCTCCGAGGAAGGAACCAAAATCTTTTCCTCCGTTGGACGACAGGACTCCAGGGACATTTTCCCAAACGATCCACTTGGGTTTGAGATGTTCAGCAATTGCGAGAAATGTGAGCATAAGGTTTCCGCGTGGGTCTTTGAGTCCTTGTCGGAGTCCTGCGATTGAGAAGGATTGGCAGGGAGTTCCTCCGACGAGGAGATCAATATCTCCTGACCGAATAGACCAATCTCTGAATTTTGACATGTCGCCATAGTTTTTTACCTTTGGATAGTGGTGTGCGAGAACTGCTGAAGGGAACGGTTCGATCTCTGAAAATCCGACTGGTGTCCAGCCGAGTGGATGCCAAGCAACCGATGCGGCTTCGATGCCCGAGCAAACGGATAGATATCTCATTTGGTGTAGATCCTCATTGGTTTCAAGTTTTCTTGCGGAACAAAGTAGGCTGCGCTTCGACCGTTTGGTGCAGAAATGTATTGGGAATCCTTGGCATTGAATCCTTCGATCCATCCGCTAATTTTGTAGTTGGGGCAAATGCCAGTCACAAGAATGTAATTTTCGTTGTCGCTGTCTTGGTCTCGAACAATCAACCTGCCTTGTTCGAGTGGAGTCCACCTGACTTGAATGCCAGCGAGATCTGGCGACTTGTATGTGTCCACCGATCCTGAAAAATAGATTCCCAAGGCTTTGGCAACTGCGACTTCGGCTAGTGCGCCTTCGACATCGATGCCCCAGGGATCGCCTTGTGTGCTTCCACGGTCGAGTTTCTTGGCGATGGATGAGACACGGCGACGAACTCCAACCATTGCGCCCATGATTATTTCGTATGGTTCGAGGGTGACATTCATAGTTTCCTCTTGATTAGTTTGTTGAGTTCGCTTCGAGCGATCATCATCTGTTCGTGATTGAGGTTGGATGTCACAAGGATTGATGTGCCAGCGCGACGAAATGCGTCGATGTATTCGAGCAGGGTTTCTTTGGTCGGCTTGGTGTTGGTTTGCAGTTCTCTGATCGATGATCGAAGCGATTTAATTTCGTTGATGGCAAGATTGCATCCTCCGACGATGCGCTGGTCGTGATTAAAATCTCGTTCGACTTCAAGCCAAATGAGGGGATCGTGACGAAGTTTGATTGGGTTCTCATAGTCCATTCTTGTAGTTCCTCATTTCAATTTGCATTTCAACGATGGCAATTTCTGCTTGTGCTGAATCAAGATCTGCAAGCCTTGCGATAAGCAATCTTTCAAGTGATTTGTTGCGCCAGTAATCAGCCCAAGATTTGTTTTTAACATCTCGATAATGCCACAGGTTTGTTTGTAGGTCTTGCAAGGTTTGCCCCAATTCGTTTTTGTATTCTTTAAATTCTTGGGCGTTCATTTTGCCACCTGTATTCTGTGTGCGACCATTCCAATTGCGGATTGATTCCATTCGGATATGTTTGCTGGGAGTGGGCTGACGATGTACTTTTCTGCTCGAAGTGCGTTGACGACTGACCTGACAATTTCCCTTGGCGTTGACAGGATGAGGTTGAGTAGTCCATCGTCTTGGGCTGGATCTTCCTGCGAGTGGTTGCGAACTCGACCACCGACTTGCTTGGCATAGGACTCGGCTGTGGTTCGGTCGGGGCAGTCGGTCGAGAACTTGTATGGCAACCCTGTGTGTTTGGATGGTCGCTCAAAGTCAACCCACCACTTTGCGCTGGCAGGTGTTGCACCTGACGGTCGAAACCGTCTTGCCTCTTCGATCTTGCCGTAGGCTTTGAGGATCTGCGAGATCTCAGGAGTCCATGACGCGCTAGACATCTTGTGGTCATCGATTGCGTCATAGAGATAAACCTGATTAAGTCCACGGAGTTGCTTTTTGAACATCTTCCGCAACTCGTTGTTCTCATCTCCCCAGTCGGCTCGACTCCACATTTGTCGGATTCGGATCTCATTGTGTTCCCAAGTGCGTTCGTCTTGCATATGTGCCTTTCTTAAAAGTTAGATTCCAAATTCCTAGGAAACGCCGTAGAGACATTCTGACGCGTTCCTCCTCGTTCCTGACTCCGTGATAGCCAATTGGTCAAGAAACGCCTCCAGAGCCGTTTACGGGCTTGCGTTGGGTTGCTGATCAACCACTCGGTCATCTTTTGCAACTCCTGTTCGATGTTGACGGCTGGGAATGCGACATTCCAACCTGCTCGGTCGATGTCGTTGATGCCAACCCAACTCGTTTCAACTGACCAAGAAATGTGATCCGATTTGGTGGCTTGTTTTTTTACAGATTTTTCGCTCTCCGCAAGTAGAGAGATCAATTCCCTTTGAATTGTATTTGGAGTAATTGATACTGTATTGGTAATAGCAATAGCATCTAGCATGGGATCCTCTAAGGATGAATTAAGGATCCCACCGTGGGATCCAACAAGGATCGGCTTTTTCCACCTGACTTCGTTCGCCTTTTGCGATCTTTCGGTCATTTTCTGCGATGATTCTAGCATTTTCTGTCTCTCCTCCTCAACCCTTGGGTGAACTAAGACAACTTCAGAAACGGAAGAAATCCTGACTGCTTTCCATCGAGCAACTGCTTCAGAAAGCGAACGGAAATGTTTAAAATTTGTAATGGCTTTGAGTTTCTTGGTGTCACTTGGACAGTATCCACGGTCCCAAGAATAGAGGATCATCCTCATGTGGATGCCAAAAGTTTCCGCCGACATATCGCTACAAGATGCGACGATGTCGGACACCCAAAGTTTGATCCACGGACTTTTATTCATGCCGATCCTTTATTCAAAAAAGGCAAGTGCGGTCTGGCTCTCCACCGCACCTGCCCTGGGAGGTCATTCCCAATAGACTTCAGATTGCCGTCTGTAGTTTTTCAGTACGGTGTGTTCGCCCTTGACGACAAAGTGCTTGTCCTCAAACTGGCAAAAGTTGTTGGGCAGCAATGCGAACCCGTTGTGCCGATCACAGGCGATTAGATTCAACGGCTTGTGTTCGGCTGGATACATACTAAACCCATCGCTCCAGTCAATCACTATGCCAGTATGCCGCCCTAAAACCAAATTCTTGCGGACATCAGTCACCATCAAACCCTCAAGATAGTTCGCGTGGAATGCATAAACATCGTCACCCATTGCAGCCCAAGGAAATAGAGGTGAATCAGAATGGACAGGCTCTGGGCAGTCTTCATCAAGACAAACATCTTTGACTGCGACTCCAGTCCAATTTGCGCCAGTTTCTAGCAGGATATTGGTCATAACATGCTGACCTAAACGAGCATAAACCCCCCACCAAATGCCTCTAGTAAAGCCATCTTTGACTTTGCCGTCCGTGATAACCCAGTTGGGAACACGGACATACAAATGAAATGGGAGGTTTGCGTGATTCAAAATGGCACATCATCTTCAGGCTTTGGAGCAACTGGTGCAGCCTTCTTTGGTGCAGGTGCTTTCACAACTACGCTTGCCAGTTGACGAGTAATTTCCTCATGGTTCTCTTGACGAGGAACATATGCAGGTGCATCCTCATTGATCTGTCGGGCTGGCATTTCGCCATCCTTCGGCGGGAACATACTTAGCAGGATCGACTCGCCACCCTTGCCAGTTAGATCAGGAACACCTGCGGGGTTGAACCAACGCGCAAGCATAATGAACTTGCCACCGTCATCATTCTGCATGACTGCTCCAACATTCTGCCAACGCCCTTTTTCCTTGCCATCTGCACCTGTGTACTTGCCAATTTTCGCACATAAATCATAGATCTTCGTCGTCATAATTCTCTCCAAAGTTAGGGTGAATAGATACCTGAACATAGCCACCCAGACTGTCTCTCGACAGGCTAGCGGTGACTGACATAAACTGATTGTCATTGATTCCCAGCGCATCACACATGCCATCCAGCCCAGATTTCATTCGGGCAATGAGGTTGTCACGGTCATATTGTCGGCGGTCGGGCGGCACAAAGACCATTGTCAGGTCAAAATCCTGACCGTACTTTGCTTTCTCTGGATGCTGATCTCTTGTTAAAAGGTGGCATTTCGTGCGATAATTAGCCTTCGCTTTTGCCAATGCAGCCCAGTGCAAACGCTTGTTTGGACTTAATTCTGAGGGTGGAAATGGTAATTGCAATTTAATCACGGGTACCTCTCTTGCACACGATAACGACATTTGTGGCGATCCGTCAATACATTTTGTAAACAAATTAAAAAAACTTATGTCCACACTAAAGTAC